AGCAGTGGTATCAACGCAGAGTACTCTGCGGGCCAGCGACGCGCGCGTTTTGGGGGTGGGGGTGGCGGAAGAGTCACAGTGTGGCGGAAAGGTCGCAGCTGCGGCGGGCGCATAGCTGCCATGCGAATAAATCAAGTCGTTCACGGTTTGTTTGTGATAGGCTGATTTCGGTCGGTCACGATAACGCCGACTATCACAAGCCCTACGGGGCGGAGAAGCGGAGTGGGTTATGGCGAAAGAAGATTGGAAGCAGATCGATGCGGGCACGCCTTGGCAGCAGGCCATTGGGGCGAGGTCGAGGGCGGGGAGTGTTGGGCAGCTCTATGAGGCAGAGCAAGGTCGGCGTATCGGGCGTACAAGGCGGAACGGGATGCGTTCGAGGCGAAGATGCAAGAGGGCTTCGCCGAGCACATGCCGGCTGGGATGGAGTTGAAGTTTGGTTATAACTTCGGGAAGCTAAGCGATTGCCGTCGGGCCGGTGACGGCCAAGGCGAAGGCGAAGGCGGCGGAGACGGGATCGTTGAGCGATTGGCTAGCATCGGGCAAGACGGCCAGTGGGGCGCGCATGCTGAGATGCCCTGCGCAAAGCAAACTCGTTACACGTTAAGACTTACATCGCAGATGTGGTCAAGATGTGTGAAGTGTTGACAGAGGATAATCACGAGCACCCTAATGGCTTGCGCTTGCCTCCGGCTTATCTCTCATATGTGACAGAGATTAAACTCTATGGACGTGCGATACTTCGCAAGCACGCGGCAAAGGGCACACGCAAGGATATATACGTCGAGGCGTAGCGCCCTAATTTCCCAGTAGTCACGTACAAGGCCACGCCATAGCGCGTGGCCTTTGGCGTTTATAGGGGCGCGATTAGCCACTGATCGCTACCACTAGCGGAAGCTAGGGTTACAGCGATTAGGGCCGTGCAACTCGGCCCGCCCTCACAATCGGCCGTGAAGCGGGCCAAAGGCGGAGCGGCTACTACCCTAGCGGGGCGGGTGGGCGAGCGCATAGGCGGGCAGCGGCTGGGCGATTGAGACGGGTTCGGCAAGCGAAGGAGCGGAAGCGATGCGCGCAATAACAGAGCCGTACGCGATATCGATGCACGTTCAGGCAGACGTATAGGCGAGCGAGCCAGTAATCTAGGGCCTAGCTATATCTGCACCGATCCTAGCACACCTGCGCACTATCCAGTGCCAGCGATAATCGGCGAGATAGTCTTTGTATGAACCGGCGGAGAGATGGAATTATACATCTGCATGCGTGGTTCAGATCGATGGATAGGGAGTGAGGTTGCATTGGTTAACATAGTCACAGAGGAGCAAGCAGCCATGAGCGAAATGCAACAAGGCGAGCAGTTGATCGTGATCGTCGAAAAGGTTTGGTATTGTGCCAAGCTATCTGGCGAACGCCAAGGGAGGGAGAGGGAAGACCGGCTGGAAGGCGACCTGCATCAGCGAGCTGGGGCGGGTGCTGGAGTTGCTGAAAGAGTTGGAGGCAGGGCGATGACAGGAGCACATGGGCAGTGCACAGACCTTGCTGAACAGAGTGACCGTGATTATCGACCTTATGTTGGCAAGCTAGACCAGATGGCAGAGGCAGCTGTATGGTTGGAAGAACACAAGGACGGAGTAAACTGGCAAAAGCTTGTGATAATATACCGGCCAAAGGACTATGGACAATGACCTACCGCGAGGCAATCTTCCAGATAACCCTGATCCTAACCGGGTTGGGGCTGGTGGAGTGGGGATTGATTGAGTGGATACTGCCGGGATAGGAGGAAACGATGCACTTACTAATCGCGTATAACTTCGCAAGCTATGGAGATACGATCTACTTCGGTCCATTTCCTACAAGGGAGCGGGCGATCAAGTATGCTAAAGCGGCTGGTTACACCGACGGTATCAATTTACGTAGGGGAGGATATGAGATAAAGGAATTGGTTGTGCCCTTCGTGTGTAGTATAACCTTCAAGGATCTGTGATCAAAACCTCGATCAACTCGTCATCACGAACACGTGATCGGGATCACGGAAAAGTGATTTGCATTTGATCGCGAACGCGAGTAGTATCACTGGGTAAGTTCGGAATAGCCGAAAGGCCAGCGGCTTAATGACTGGTCTGATCGAGGAGTTCGTCTCCATGAGCGTTACAGCAAGCAAGCGAACAGCAAGGCCGGTACATTACCTCGCCAAGGATAAACGCACTAAGATTTATCGTGCGTTGTATGGTCAGGCTAATAGCCCTGACCCACAAGGGCGACCTGAGATGAATGAGGGTCGCAGACTTCCAGAGCATTTCAATTATATCGACGTGGAGAATATGTTTCATTCTCTCGCGTCTAAAAGCGATCCGAAAGGATTGGTCGTGTCTAACGGGCTCTTTAACCCGCAACAGTACCAAGCCCTATTGCGTAGACTTGACACGTTACGCAAGTTCAAACCAAAGAGAGCAGATAATGGCTAAGATACAGGTCCCGATCCCCAAGGCAGGGGCGACGTTTGAGGTGGACACGGATGTGATCAATGATGATCAGTTCCCGATTTCGGTCTATCTAGAAGTGATGTTGCAAGGGTGTAAGACCCTGCTGAACCGCGGACAGAGCAAGCTGAAAAGCACCAAGGGCCTTGAGGGAAAGGACAAGGACGGCGCGGTTAAGGCGATCCTCGCCGAGGTGGAGAAGCAATGGGAGGCAATGAAGGCTGGGGAAACCCGGATCACTGGCGGAAAGGCCAAGCTGAAAGGGGTTGAGCGAGAGGTCAAGGCTGAAGCGATGCGGCTGGCACGCCTCGCAGTCCGCGATGCGATTAAGGCGAGTGGGGGCAAAATCTCCCACTACTCAGCGAAGAAGATCACCGAAGCTGCGGAGGAGGTCCTTGCTGATGAGGATCGTGGTCCGCAGTTTATGGAGATCGCAAAGGCGAACGTCGCCAAGCGCCATGAGGCGGATGAGCCGGTGGCGAATGCGGAAGAAGCGAAGACCAAAGGGGCGAGTTTGCTTGAGGCCCTTGGGCTGAAGGCCGACCCGGCCCTGGTGGCCAAGGCGGATAAGGCCAAGGCGAAGAAGGCGAGTAAGCCGGACGCGGCGGTCATCGCGAAAGCCAAGCCGGGGCAGGCGCAGCACGCGACGCACTAACAGCGCCTGATACGAACTAGGGTTAGGGCCAAGTCCCTAGCCTCTCTACCCTAGGGGCAACCCCGCCCCTAGGGCTTTTGCTTGAAACGAGGTTGAACAGATGAATGAACATGACGAACTATGGAAAACTCAGTGGAGTGACCCAAATACTCTTAAACCAAACTACAACACAACCCAAGAGGAACCCATGAACGAAGTTACCCAGGAGAACCCGGCAGTGAGCAAGCTACGCGAGGCGTTCGACACCGCGAGGAACGCGATCATTGAAGGGAGTGAGTTGGCGAGGATCGTCGGCGAGCTACGGGATCAGGTTAAGAACCTTAGTGGGGAAGTCCATGCCCTGCATGGGGACCTTGATTATGTCCGAAACCGGAATAAGGAACTTGACGAGCAGGTAGTGCAGGTTCGGGGGGCGAGGGACGCGGCGATTGCAGAGGCGAGGGAGTGGAAAGAGAAGGCGACGGCGTTTGAGAACGAGCGGGACTATTACAAGACTTCCGGTGAGAAGCTCAATCGTGACTTTGAAGACGCCCAGAGAACTATCAAGTCCATCGCCGATGAAAGGGACAACGCCTTGATGCAAGCTATGCGGCTGGAGGAGGAATTGGCCAAGGCCATCGCGAAGCTCTCCAAGGTAGAGGCGTTGTTCAAGCCGGAGGCAAACCCGGTGCCAGGGCCAAACCCGGAGCAGGGGACTGAACAGCCCCGTGCGCCTACGGGTCAGTTTCAGCCGAAGGCTTACGATCAAGGTTCCCAAGGTTCATTCTAACTAGGGAGTTGGGGAGGGTTAGAAGCCCTCCCCAAACTATTCATGAAGCTAAAATCCATTCTTCAAAACGGAGCGGTTCAATACCTAGACGGAGACCTATCCCTATCAGAGTTCGAACAAGGGTTAGTGCTTTGGGTAGCCGAAAGTCCAGATGGTCCAGATAAGCAGGAGGCTTTAACATGGCTAGCAAAAGCCATAGCATCCGCGATCGACTGACCATCGCGCAGATGGTAAAGCGGGTTAAGGGAGTCCCGAAGCGGGGGATTGTGAAGGCCCTTAGCCAGTACAGGGACAAGGCGTCCCCACCGAAAGGAAAATAACCATGGAACAATGGACGTTTAGAAACAACGCAGGAACAACGGTAACAGTTCGGGCGGAGAGTGAAGACCACGCCCGAACCTTTGCTGTGACTAAGCTATGGGGCGATAGCATCCCTTGGTATTACGGCTATCGGCGATGGATCGAGCGGGGGTTGTACCTAATCAGCCACGAGCCTATCCTTCCCTAACTCCCCCAGGCCCGGACTAATCCTCCGGGCCTTCTTCATTCCCCTGCCCCGCGCCTCCCGCTTCCTTACCTGCGAAAATCCCTCCCTTCGGCGAGGGCAAGTGCCCCGTCAGTCGCAAGACTCAATTCTCACGATGCCCTTTCCCACCATAAACCCTCTAGCAGCCTAGGAGCACCCTAGAAGGAACCCTCATGCTCCCCTCATATAAGGGTTTTGAGCCGGTTGGGCATAGTGGGGTATTAGGGTATTTATTTTTTTTTTTTTTTTTTTTTTAACCTATACCCCTCCCTGCCCATTCGACCCAAAGTCCTTATATGAGGGGAGCATGAGGGATATACTAGGGGTGGTCAAGGGGTGCTAGAGGGTTTATGGCAGCGCAGGTGCGCCAGCTTTCCGGCCCCGTATCGTTGGCCGGACTCGGGGCTCCCGCCATACCCATCAGGGAGGGAGGCCTCTTGATGAGTCGATTAATCTCGGGGTGGTGAGAAATGTGTTGACTTTTGGGCGAAAAGTGTATATACTACTTGGACAATGACAACTCTCCTCTGCGTAGTCTGCGGTTCTGAACTCAAAGTCGGGGAGTTGGTATGCTCTGTCGAATGTCAAAGGTTTTACAATGAGGCCACCACTCCAATCGCTCTCATCCGCTCTAGCTGGCGCACTTGCGATTACTGTGGCAAGCCCTTTCACCCCCGGCATCCGAACCATTACTTCTGTTGCACGATACATCAACAATTGAAGAACTCTAGCTACAAAAACCCTACCGTAAATAAACCTCGTCCCGGCTTAGATAGGTTGACCCAGATGAAACTACAATCTGCACAGATTGAGCAGATAATCCAAATCTGCTCACAGAGGATAGGACGCTACCCACGTTGGCCGCTTGAATATGTAGCCGCGTTGTTTGGTGTTAGCCGCCCACGCATATCACAAATATGTCGTCGTTATGGCTTTCGCGGAGGGAGGCACTAATGCCCATCGAACTCTACTCCCTTTCAGGGACCCCGACCCCAGGCGAATACATAATCCAAAAGTTCGACACGGACTACCATTGCGAAAGCGTCTACGCCCTCACCGCCTCCACCTGCATGTGCCCCCAAGGCCATAAGGAAACCTGCCGCCATCGGAAGATGCTAGGTGACTTCCTCAAGCATGGGCATATCGGCGATGGTTGGTTTATGGAATGGCAGACGAGGCTTTGGCGGAGGCCGGTGGGGGACTCAGCGGAGTTCCTGGAGGGTATGACGCAAACTGTTAAAAGTACTTTTACATGTCACACCGATGGTACTGTCTCATGTTCATCGGACACCGAGGCGGCCACTCGCCCCTCGGCAGGGGAGCCGTCAGCAGCACCCGCTGCCTTGGCTCCCCCTCCGCCACCGGAGGGTCCAACCTCCCTAAGCCCCGGAGCAGCGACGGCCAGTCCGGTGGGGGCAGTCGCGACAATTAAACGAAGGAAGGTATAGCCCCATGCCCAAACCCCCATCAGCCCCTCCCCTCTGCCCAACCATCTACCGCAACCACGACACCCTCTTCCTCGACTTCGGAACCATCGTCCTCCCTTTCATCTTCACCGAAGGGGGCCTCGGCCATGCGATCAAGCATATCCCCAACATCGCCGGCGCCCGAGGCGGCAACCTAACCGGCCGGGGCAACTTCACCTCCAAGCTCTCCACCACCGGCCATATCGCCCGGATCACCCGACCCAAGCAACACCGGGAAATCCTCTCCCTCCCGGAAGGGATGCGGGAGAAGGCGATGGATGTGGTTAAGCGAATGGGGAAGGGAAAGGCATGAGCATCCTCACCATCCCCCGCGAACTCTATGACCGTATCTACACCGATGCCGTTGTCTCCCTCATCAATTCTGGCTTTGACCTTGTTACAGCAAAGAGTATAGCTAAGGAGCAAATGGCCAACGCCTTCCGCATTGACGAAGTCACCTATTCCACCGAACTCGAAAAGGATCGCGAAGATGACCGACTCGGTCTCACCTCCTGACGCCCCCACCAAGCCCCCCTTCGATTTCGAAGCCATGCTCGCCATGATCCTTGACGGGGAGGACCACGACTCAGCCTACATCATCGCCGGCCTCATCACCATCTACGTCGATGCCGTCTATCGCCGCCAACGCCGCCTTGTCCTCCGATCCGAGGATGTCATCGCCCTGTTCAAAGTCTGTCGGGTAATCCTTGGGGCCTCGGACCCTTCCAAGGCCCAAGCCAATGGATAGACCCTCAGAAGGTTGGTATAAACGCCAAGAGATTTGGCGCCATAACGGCTACATCGGTAGTGCTCACATGATGATGGCTCAGTGTAATGGGATTCTACAATCTAAAACAGCCACTACCGAAGCAAAGAAAGAGGCCATGACCATCTATAAGGCAGCGGAGAGGTTGGCTATTGCTTTAAGAAAAGGCCGTGCTCCGCTTAAGGTCAGGGGTTAGGTTAGGTGGCAATGGTAAGGGACTGCAAAGGGACTGCAACGCCCAACGTCTACGGTCGTTCGCCAGGGATGGTTGTGTTGCCAGAGGTTGAGTATCTTCAACAAATACAACGCGACTTCCTCTACCGCATATGGTTACGCAATGATGAAAAGCGTGCCTTTGCCGAATTGGTAGATTGGTGGTAACCATGCTCAACAATCTCCTCCCCCTACCTTGGGTCATCACCTGCCTTATGCTCAATTACAACCGCGAGGAATGGGGAAGTGGTTGCCTGGGATGAACTCTGGACTGGGAACTCCGTCATGGTCTGGGGTCCCACCCCCGAAGCGGCGATCGAGGCAGCAAGGCTCGCCATCGAGGCCAAAGACTACTGGCGCCCCAATGCCCAACGCACCTCCCTCGCCTCTGCCGCATCCGACCTCCTCTCCCTCATCGGCCTAGGCAAGGCGAAGCCATCGGCCCCGATCAAACGCAGGAGCGTGCCATGAGAATGCAAATCTCTAAACTCCACCTCGGCCGTTATCGCCTCGATATGATCGACGATGACACCGGGCAGATCATGCGCGGGTACGACTGCGGCTCGGCTGGGATCATGATCGCCATTACCGAATGGATTTTCCGTGACGAGGCGCTTCAATAGCAACGTGATCAAAAGTCATCATCGGATCAACTCGGCCAAACCATTATGGATGACATGAAAGCCAACCCAGGAAAATACCTCCGATGACCAACCGCCTCGATTACCAAACCCTCGGCGGAGCCCTCTCCCCCACCATCACCTTCGAGCAACTCATCGAGTTCTGCCGAAAGGCCCAAGACGATTGCAAAGAACTCTCCGACTGGGCGAAAATCCACGAGTCCCTTGCCAAGGCCAAGGCCTGGGCCACGATCGGAGATAACTTCGAGAAAATCATCCCCATCCTATCCCACCTCGCGAAGGGGAAGACGAAGACCAGTGTGGGGTATCGGAAATGAACAACGATTTATATTACCTAAAAACAATCCTTCGCCGATTAAAAGAGTTCAAATCTTTGCTTCCAGAGGAGTACATGCCAAGTCTTGGTAATGAAGCATTAGCAGACGAAATAGATTGGCTTGATTGTTATATCGACGCCCGCGAAAAGGCTTCCCCATGACCCTCCCCCTCACCCGCTCTGAAGCTGACATCTTCACCCACCTCCTTGAAATGCTTCGCCTCGCCGAGGAAGCTTCCTACACCCTTGGCCATTTCTACTCCGCCCAGGATGACTTCGAGCACGGTCAAGGCCTCCTCGCCGTGGGCGAGATGTTTAAGTATTGCCAGACCAATGTCATCAACATCGCTACCAAATCCATGAGAACCAAAGCGGGGTTTAACTGATGGAAAAAGCACCAAAGATCTTCAAGTTTGAAATGGGTGGAATGTATATATTCTATTCAGGCATGAACTTAGGAGAGGCCCTTAAACAGTTTCTTAAAGATCGTCCCAATTACATCGACATACTCGAAAGCATAACCGAGGAGCCTGTGCGATGAACGATTTGGCTCTTAACTCCCTCGCCGAAGGCATCCTCACCTACCTCAAGGCCAAAACCACCGACCCACGCGAAGGGATCGCCTGCCTCGGCATGGCCCTCTGCATGCTCTATGACACCTGCGTGGACCCCGAGGGTCTCCCTTTCCCCCGCTTCGCTGAGGATTTCCGTAAGGCCCTCATGGCCACTCACGCCGATACCTCCTCCACCGGGCCGGGGACGATGCAATGAGACGCTACCTTGTATTTGCAGGATTAGACTATTATCCCTCTGGTGGTTGGGGAGACTTCCATAGCGCATACGACACATTTGAACAGGCAAAGAAAATGGGTGAGCGATTGACTAAAGAGTTTAATTGGAAAAGGGATTGGTATGAAATAGTTGATTCTACTATAGGTGAGGTAGTTGAATCATGATCCCCCGCCCGCTTAAACAAGCCGACCCCTCCCCTGCCCCCACCGCAGAGCAATCCCATATCCTCTCCCTCCTCTCCTCTACCAAATCCAACCTCCTCATCAACGCCCTTGCCGGGTCAGGCAAAACCACCACCCTGGAGATGATTCAAGATGCCCTTCCTCCTCCTGTTCTCTGTTTGGCTTTCAACCGTCGTATTGCTGACACCATGGTCAAACGGTTTCGATCGACTACTAGTGTGCGGACTTTCAATGGGCTTGGTCATAGGATTTGGTCTGCTACTTGTGCCGGTCGTCTTTCCCTCGACCCAAAGAAAGTCCCCGACCTCCTCCGAGAACTCATAAAGGAACTCCCCCGTGGTGAAGCGAACGAAGCCTGGGAAGTCTTTTGGGAAGTCAAAGCCGCGATCGACCTCGCGAAGGCCCTCGGATATGTACCTGATGGGACCTATCCGAACGCAAGAAGACTTATTACGCGCGAGGGGTTCTATGCTTCCCTCCCCGAAGACATCGGCCCCCTCGGCCCATGGCTCCTCGAAGAAACCCTCACCCGTTCAATCAAATCCGCCTACTCCGGCCTCATCGACTATAACGATCAGGTATATATGCCCGCATTGTTCGGTGGTTCATACCCAAAGTTTCCGACTGTCCTCATCGACGAAGCGCAAGACCTCTCCCCCGTCAATCATGAAATGCTCGGTCACCTCACAAAAAGTCGCCTTGTTGCAGTTGGGGACCCGAATCAATCAGTCTACGGATTTCGAGGGGCCGCTACTAGCGGAATGAGTAAGCTCAAAGACCGCTTCGCCATGGTCGAGGCCGACCTCTCCGTCTCCTTCCGCTGCCCTGAGGCCATCGTCCGCGCGGTCCATTGGCGAGTGCCCAAGATGAAATGGGTTAAAAGAGGAGGTAAGGTTGCGCAGCTACGTAACCCAAGCGTTAATAGTTTTACAGACGGTTGTGCTATTATTTGCCGTAACAACGCCCCGTTATTCGCCCTTGCTCTACGCCTTCTCGGTGCTGGTAGGAGTGTTAGCGTTAGCGGTTCTGACATCGGCCCTCGCGTCGTCGGCATAATGCGCAAACTCGGCGACGATGGAATGAAACAGGAGGAACTACTTGAAGCGATCCAAAGCTGGCAAGCCGAAAAAATATCGAAGGGCTCTAATTCGGCAGAAGATATTGCGGGATGTATGCGCGTCTTTGCTGACCACGGTCAGTCTCTGGGACAAGCAGTGGCATACGCTGAGCACTTATTTCGACAGCAAGGAAACATTCAGCTTCTCACAGGTCATAAGGCGAAAGGATTGGAGTGGCCACTTGTCTATAGTTTGGACTCCTACCTCATCGGAACCTCCGAACAAGAACTCAATTTAAGGTATGTAATCCAGACAAGAGCCATGGAAACCTTTTATGAGATCAATAGCAGAGACATAAAATGGAAATAGATGATTTTATCAACGAAGAACATGAAGGCTTTTATTATATTCCTGAAACAGGGCGCTTATTTAAGATAGAAGAAATACAAGTCAGCTTTGAAGGTACTGATGGCGCTGTAAGGCCTAAACGTAAATTATTTAAGGGTATTCAATATGCCTGTACGCACATTATATATTATATAATGACAGGACGATTCCCTGACACAGAAAAACTTATAGATCACAAGAATAATAATCCATGGGATAATAGTTGGGAGAATTTACGCGAGGCTACATATGAACAAAACGCAGCTAACCGCCAACCAAGAGGCAGGCCCATTACCGGGCATAGAGATTTGGAAATGGGAGTGGAAATTACACCGTTTAATAAGTATCGAGTTAAGGTAAAAGGCCGACACATAGGCATCTTTCATACTAAAGAGGAAGCCAATGCTATTGCTTTGGCAACGCGTAAAGAAGTTTATGGTGAGTTCGATTATAACAATAATAGAGCACCCGAATGACTGTATCGACTTCAAGAACAGCGTATGAGGACTGTTTTGCTCTTCTTGATAGAGCAATGAGTTCTCCCGCTGGCATCCGCCATTCCTGCGCCACCGAAGGCAAGGCCAACTACCTCCGCGTTCGCCTCAACTACGCCCGCATCCTCTCCCGCAACGAACTCTCCGCCGCGCTCTCCGATGACGACCCTTCCCTCGGCTCTTCCCCATACGATGCCCTCATCATCCGCATCGTCGATGCCTCCGGCTGGTGGGTTTACATCGAACCCCGCCGACTCGACGGCGTCACCGAAGAACTCCCGGTTGAGTCCTACACCAACATCCATGACATCTCCCCGATCGACAACTACACCGAGAACGGCGTTCGTCGTCGTCGCCTCCCATGACCCGCCGCTCACTCCGTCTTCTCCACCGCGCCCGAGGAATCCTCGCCCATGTCGAAGTCCCCCGCCGCGAACTCCCTTTCCTCCGCCTCCTCCACCGTTTCTGCGCAACCATAGATAGGATGGATATCCAATGCCCACCCCGCCGCTCGAAGAGCCCCCGAAGAAAGTTACCCTCAACCTCTGGAAGAGTGACTACGACTACTTAAAGTCTAAGTACGCCCATTGGTCTGAGAAGGTCCGGGACCTCGTGAGGGAATTCGTGCGGAGTGAGACGAAATGAGTGACCCCGAAACCGACCCCCGCTATCCCGGCACCGGCAACTACCTCGATTGGCTCATGTCCCTCGACCCCCTCGAACTATCCGCCAAGAACATCGACGAGGTGATCGCCTATCACCGCCGCAACCGAGCAATGGTCGATGCTGGTGTCAAGCCAAAGAAGAACGAAGGACCTAAGGTGGACCTCGCCAAGATCGGCCTCGCCGCGCCGGTGAAGGAAGTTAAAAGGAGGAAGATTTAATGCCTGCACCTGCTAGAACTCCCGAAGGAGTAGTTAATGAATTACTTCGTAGAGCCATACCAAATGGTGATTGTCTTGAATGTCATCTACGTCCATCTATAGATAAAAGAGGCCGAGAACGACATTTTATATCTGTCGGTGGGAGAGAAGGCGTAAAATGGAGAGCTTCACGTTTAGTGTATCAAATTAAGAAAGGCCCAATTCCAGATTATCGTATTATACGCCATACCTGTGATAACATGAAGTGTATAAATCCAGATCATCTGATCATAGGTACGTACGCCGATAACACAGAAGATATGATGTCAAGAGGACGAGGTGCTTATAAGATTAGAACTCCAAAGTTAGGAGATAGAATAAGAAACTTAAAAGCCAAAGGAATGAACAGATTTGAAATCGCTGCTAAGCTAATGGTGTCACCTAATACAGTTTGGAATTATCTAAGCGAACAAGGCCCCTACTATGGAAAATAGTCCTTTTCTTCCAGGAACTAACGTGATGTTCGCGTGGGACAGTACGGCACTCGGGATGATGAAAACATGTCCTAGGCTGTACCAATATCAGATCATCGAAGGTTGGTCCCCACCCGGCGAATCCGTCCATCTCCGCTTCGGCCAGGAGTACCATCATGCCCTTCAAGATTACGATATCTCGAAAGCGGCCGGAGTCAAGCATAACGATGCTGTACACGACACCATACGAGAACTTCTTATTAGAACCGCAGATTTTGACCCTGATCACAAGGTCAAAACACGTAGTTCTCTGGTCCGGTCGGTTGTTTGGTATCTGGATCAGTTTCAAAAAGAGCAAACGACTACCCACATACTTGCTAACGGAAAGCCAGCTGTTGAGTTAAGCTTCCGCTTCGAGCTTGAGTGGGGGCCAACGAACGGCCAACTACAGATTGCAACTAATGCACCGAACGATAATCCGCCTCAACCCTACATCCTCTCCGGTCATCTCGACCGCGTCGTCTCCTACAACGACGACCTCTTCGTCATGGACCGCAAAACCACCACCTCCCTCCCCGGCTCTTGGTTCTTCTCCCAATTCGAACCCGATAACCAAATGTCCCTCTACTCCTTCGCCGGGCAAATCATCCTCGGGTCCCCCGTCCGTGGCGTCATCATCGACGCGGCCCAGATCAAAGAAGACGAAACCGCCTTTGGCCGGGGCTTCACCTTCCGGACCCCAGCCCAGCTGACCGAGTGGCTTGCCGACCTCCGCTACTGGCTCGCCCTTGCCGAGCAATACGCCCTCGCCAACTACTGGCCGATGAATGACAAATCCTGTGGCCACTACCGCTCCGAGAAGGATAACAAAATCGGTTGCCCCTTTCGGGAAATCTGCGGGAAGGACCCTGGGGTCCGAGAGACTTTCTTGAAAACCAAGTTTACCAAGCTGGAGGAAAGTGCCAAATGGAATCCCCTGAAACCACGTTAGAGGTTAAGTTCGTAGCGCGTGTGGTCAAAATCACTGAGCATAAATACAATCAATGGATCAAGGGCGTAGGCAACGAAGCAGTGTTTCAAGTAATCTCCCTGGGTTGGTTCGTCACCCTTGAAGGTAGTCACGAATCTATATTCGTCGGTTGGTTCAAACCCAGAATTAGATTTGGGTCCATGGCTACCATTACAATCGAGTACCCCATCGATGCCTGAACCCTTCGCCGACCGCGTTCGTTACCAACTCCTCCTTGGTAAGTTCCAAGTCAAGCGAGTCTATCAAGACCTAGGCCAACTCAAAATGGCTATCGAACTTCCCGGCTTGGGCTTGATGCTTTGTCCTATCCCTCCTTCTGCTGATGTCAGGGAAGGTGATTTATTAACCCTCTTTACGGAGATTCTTGCTAATGCCCAGCCTAGCTGACCACCAATCCAACCAATATACAAAATTATGCTGCATGGGCTCCCCCGGCACAGGCAAAACCGGCGCTCTTACCTCACTCGTCTCGGCCGGCTACAAACTCCGCATCATCGACTTCGACAACGGTCTTGAGACGTTGAAGAACTTCATCTACAAAGACTGCCCTGACAAAATCAACAACGTCGAATACATCACCCTCCGCGATCGGCGCAAGGCCTCGGCCATCGGCCCCCAGGTCATCGGCCAACCCAAGGCCTTTATCACCGCCCTCAAAATGCTCGATCATTGGAAAACCGATTCCGCCGACCTCGGCCCTCCCGCGGAGTGGGGCCCTGACTGCATCCTCGTCCTCGACACCCTCACCTTCCTTTCCGACTCCGCCTTCCTCTTCTACGACTCCATGTCCACCAACCCAGACAAGCGCTCGGTCTATGGCGATGCCCAAAAAGGCGTCCTTGCCATGCTGGGCCAAATGTACTCCGACCATTTCGAAACCAACGTCATCGTCAACTCCCATATCGTCTTTCAAGAAACCGATGAGGGAAAAACCAAGGGCTTCCCCGCGTCAATAGGCTCAGCGATCAATTCCAAGATCAACGCCTATTTCAACACCGTTGCCCTTTTCGAAACCAAAGCAGGAGGCACCCGCGTAATCAAAACCGTTCCGACCGCGACGATCGATCTCAAAAACCCCAAACCCTTCGACATAGCCAAGGAGTACCCCATTGAAACCGGCCTAGCATCCATCTTCGAAGTCCTCCGGGCGAAGCCCACCAAAGTAACCCAACTCAAACGCAAAGCATAAAGACATGGCAAAATCCGCAACCGCTCACTCCCCGTCCTCCTTCTCCGACATCCTCAAAACCAAACGCGGAGAAGTCGAACGCCCCACCCCCATGCCCGTCGGCGACTACGTCTGTGCAGTCACCAACGAAATCCGCATGGATAAGTCCAAGCAAAAGCAAACCCCCTTCGTGGAGTTCACCTACAAAGTCCTGGAGGCGATGGAATCCGTCGACTCCGACCAACTCGACGAATGGCTCACCAAGAAGGATGGGACCAAGCGCAAGCTTTCCGAAATCACCATCAAAGACACCTACTACATCACCGAAGGTTCCAAATGGCGCCTTGAAGACATGCTCAAATCCTGCGTCGGGGAAGACGACGACATGAGCATGGAACAGGCGATTCAGGAAACCCCCGGCAACCAGTTGATCGTCACCATGCGGCATGAGTCGAACCAAGACGGTTCGGCGGTGTTCGCTCGGGTCGCTGGCGTAGCGGCGGTGGAGTAACCCCATGGAAGACCACTCACAAACCTTTGGTGAAAGGGCTGTTGGCCTTACCTTCAATCCGTCAGGGATGGGTGATGTTGACAAACTCAAGAAGCTTTACGCCAATGTAATCGACCACCTCGATGATTTCCGTAAGGGATATCTCGATCGAGGTGACAACCCTGAAATGGTTCGGCTTTGTTCAATCGCCATCACAGAAGCGCAGACCGCGCAGATGTGGGCGGTTAAAGCTGTGACCTGGAGAGGGTAAGGCAATGAGGCCCGTACCAGTTTGCCCTAAATGTAAAACAGATTGGTACGGGCCAATCTCTTGTCATCATATGGGAGAATGTCCGATGCCCGAATCCGCCCACGACCCTGTTGATCATCCTCGTCACTACACCAGCCACCCAAGCGGGATCGAGTGCATCCAGGTAGTAAGGCACATGTCATTCAACATCGGAAACGCGATTAAGTATCTCTGGCGAGCAGACATCAAAGGCGCTCCGATAGAGGACCTTAAGAAAGCCGCTTGGTACATCGCTGACGAGATTAAACGCCGTGAAAGCTAAAATCGCTCTCGTCGGTGAAGCCTACGGAGAAGCCGAAGAAAAGGCTCAAACGCCTTTTGTTGGTTTCAGTGGGCAGGAGTTAACTCGAATGCTTGAGGACGCTGGCATCCACCGGGCAGAGTGCTTTCTCACGAACGTCTTCAACGCCCATCCCCCCGGCAACCAAGTGGAGTGGTTTTGTGGCCCGAAAGATGAAGCCATCACCGGATATCCAGCCCTTATCAAGAGCAAGTATGTCCGAAGCGAATACATTCCGGAACTTGAGCGACTCGGATCGGAGCTACTTGAAGCCGATCCCAACATCATTGTCGCGCTCGGAAATACAGCTTCTTGGGCGCTACTTGGCCGCACGGCGATTTCAAAATATCGAGGAACTACTGAACTTTCTACTCATACCGCGACCGGTTATAAAGTCCTCCCCACCTATCACCCCGCCGCCGTCTGCCGACAATGGGAACTCCGCCCCACCACCGTAATGGACCTAATGAAAGCCGCACGCGAATCCGCCTTCCCCGAAATCCGCCGCCCTTCCGTCTCTGTCCACATCCCTGAAACCATCGAGGACCTCCATGCCTTCCGCCGGGACTACATCCGCGACTGCGAAACGCTGGCTGTTGACATTGAGACAGCTGGAACGCAAATCACCTGCATTGGATTCGCACCTTCAATCGAACATGCTCTCGTTGTTCCAATCTTTGACCGAAGAAGAAAGGGAAGAAGCTATTGGCCTGATCTCGAGTCTGAAAGACAAGCTTGGAGGTTTATACGCGAGTTACTCTTGGATAGAGACATTGCTAAAGTAATGCAGAATGGGATGTACGATATAGCCTTCCTTTGGCGTAGTTATGGGCTTAAGACGGTTAACTGTGCAGAGGACACTATGCTCCTTTCCCATGCGCTCTATCCAGAAAGCCTCAAGGGCCTCGGCTACCTCGGCTCGATTTACACCGACCATGGAAGTTGGAAGCAGATGCGTGAAAAGGTCACAACCATAAAGCGCGATGAATAGGCATGAGGATAATCAGAACAGATGAAATCGGCCCCGATGACCTCGCCGCACAAGACAAAGAATGGGCCTACAACGGCCTCGACTGCGTAATCACCCATGAAGTACTCACCGCCCTTCTCCCCCAACTCGACAATCAAACGACGGGCACGTACGCCTTCTCTAAAGACCTCCAGGGGCCAATTTTGGAAATGCGCTGTCGGGGGGTCCTCATCGATCAGGCCCGTCGAGCCGAGGTCATCGACCTCTACTTCGACCAACTCGACCGCCTCGAAGAGCAACTTAATCGAATTGTTGGTCAGGGCCTTGGGCTCTGGCAGTTTAACTGGCGATCAAATAAGGATTTGCATCTCCTTTTCTACGATCACCTTGGAATTCCACCCATCCGACGAGGTGGCCGACCTACAGTTAATCGGGAGGCTCTTGAGAAACTGGAGGGCTATTTCTCTGCTCGAATCATAGTCGCGCATATGCTGGTCATGCGGGACCTACAGAAGAAGATCAGTATGCTCAAAACGGAGATCGATCCAGATGGACGAATGCGAACCTCGTATAATATCGCTGGAACAACTACTGGGCGACTTAGCAGTTCTCTCAGCGAGTTTGGGACCGGAACGAACCTACAGAATATTGAGGAATCTCTCCGTTCTGTATTCGTCGCTGACCCCGGTTACAAACTCGCCTACCTCGACGCTGAGCAAGGCGAATCCCGAGTCGTCGGCGCCATCGAAGGAAACCTCTTCGACGATTGGAGATATCTCGATGCTTGTGAGGGAGGGGACCTCCATACTACAGTTGCGAAACTCGTTTGGCCCGATTTGGGATGGACAGGGGACCCTATCCGTGATCGCGCACTCGCCGAGCAACCTTACTATCGACATTACGATCGACGATTTATGTGCAAAAAGATTGGTCATGGCACTAACTACGGTGGTAAACCACGCACCCTTGCTGCTCAAGCTAAAGTCGAAGTCGGGTTAATCGAAGACTTCCAACCCCCCTACTTCCGCGCCTTCCCAGCCCACCTCCGCTGGCACGCCTACGTAGATCGCACCCTCCGCGAGGACGGGTACCTAACCACCCTCACCGGGCGCAAGCGCTGGTTTTTTGGGAGACGTAACGATGACTCTACCCTCCGTGAGGCGATTGCTTACGATCCTCAGGGTTCGCTCGCTGATATTCTTAATCGAGGTATGCTCCAGGTATGGGGAGCTAGAACTTGTCAGCTACTCATGCAAATCCACGATGCGATACTCATTCAATATCCCGAAGGCAGAGAAGATGATGTTATTCCTGATGTTTTGTCGAGAATTAAAGTGCCCATCATGCTTAACAATGGACGCACATTCACCATCCCCTACGGAGTCGTGACTGGATGGAACTGGGGGAAATGGGACAAGGAAAAGAATCCCGATGGGCTTAAATCGTACAAAGGCCGCGACCAACGGGTCCGCACGCCGGAAGTGTCAATCCTTCATCGCAAGCTTCGTAAAGCATACTGACAACCTCGGATCATCAGAACTCTTCAGAAAATGGGCAGCGATAGCGGCAATAGCAGGAACCCTGGAGCAAAAGGTATGGCTTACGACAACGGATCAGATATTTCCGAACTTATATACAATCTTGGTCGCACCTCCCGGCATCGGCAAGACTCGCACTATTATGTCAGCCCGGAAATACTTGGCCGAACTATCGGACTTTTACATAGCACCTACCTCGATGACGATGGCATCCCTTGTGGAATATCTATCCAGATCATCGAGGAAACATGTTCTCCCGAAGGGGAAGGGGATTCTCGACTATCACACCGCGATGATGATAATGGACGAATGGTCGGCGTTCATGAGCGAGTACTCCCACGACATCATTGGTGGCTTAACAACATTCTACGACGTGACGGTGCCCTATCGCGAAACTCGAGTTACGAAATCTCGTGATACCACCATCGAACGCCCTCAGCTTAACATGCTCGCAGGCTCGACCCCCTCCAACCTCCTCAAGTTCATGCCCGAGTTCGCTTGGGATCAGGGGTTCACTAGCCGGATCATTCTAGTCTATTCTGACGAGCAAAGGCTCACCGATGACTTCGCGGAAGTCCAACGCACCCTCGACCCCGACCTCCTCCATGATCTTAAATCAATGTATGGCATTATCGGAGAGTTTGAAGTCACCAAAGAATACCAAGATCGAATTATGGAATGGCGTACTGGTGGTGAGGGTCAAAAGCCTACCCATCCCAAGTTGCTTCATTACAATTCCCGCAGGAAGGTCCACCTCTACAAACTTTCCATGGTCGCTGCCATTGACAAAGGCGACCACCTCATCCTCACCCCCGACTGCTTCACCACCGCGCTCCGCTGGCTCGAAGAGGTCGAGATAAACATGCCCCTCCTCTTCTCCGCCGGGACCACCACCATCGACGCTCGGGCCATGGAAGAAATCAAAGACTTCATCTCCCGTGAGGGGAAACCCGTTCCTCAATACCGCGTCATCCACTTCGCGTGTAAGTTCATCCCCAACCATTCCGTGGTCAGGGTTTTGCAACTGATGGAACTAAGCAATATGATCGAAGAGGCCGGCGAAGCTAATGGCCAGAAACTCTACATCGTCAGTGAATAAGCCGATCGATCGACCCAAACAACAACGACGCAAGGTAACACGCGAAAGCCACCCAGCCAAAGTGCCAACGCCCGTAGATCGGGCCGGGGATAAAGCAAGCGATGCAAGCAAACACGAAGGCGAATACAAGCAGAATCGTTCCGAGCATTTCACTTCTCCTTGGGTTTTAGATCAAGTGTCTTAACTACCACCTGCCCACACTTTGGACAGTCGTAATATTGAATCGCCTCAGGCTTAGACGGATGGGACTCATACTCCGCATCCTTAACCTCCCCACCGCATCGGGGACATTTACCATTCACTGGGAGTCTGAGTGACATTGTCGTAGGCTAATTTTCCTCTGTCTCTTCCTCACCACGAATCTGTAAATGTGGATTGGGCAACGACAGTTTAAAAAGGATCGTAGTAATCGACGCCGATATTCGATCTAATCTCCTTCCCTCTTGCAACAACCTCTGCTCAAGCATTCCAATGTGCGAATTCTGCACCGCTTGAGTAACCAAAACCTCGTTCAACTTCGCCATCTCCTTCTGAAAGCCCTCGATCGAAGCGTCGATCACTTCCAATTTCCCAGTTAGAATCTTATTCCCCACACGGGAATTGACTATGTAAATCGTCGCCATAACAACGAAGCCGATTATCGTGAGCCAGTTATCCGTAGATAGCTGTTGCTGAGTCACATCCGTGAGGGGCATTTCAATTCCCTAGGAAAAAGAGGGGGAGCATTCGCGCTCCCCAGTAACCGCAGACCGGGTGTGGCTTAGCCTGCGGGAGGGCTAGCAGGCGAAACAACTTGAGTCGCCGAAGGCGATGCCGCTACGATCTGCCCAAGCGCGGTGCTCGCCTGTGCAGCGAGGCTGGCCAAGGTGTTGACTGAATTAATCGCGGTTACCGCCGTTGTTACCTGTGGAATACTTGAAGCCGTTCCAGATGTCAGTGATGTTGACAACGCTGCTGTATCCGTCGCCGCGGTTTGGAGGTCGGTGAGAACCTTAGTCACCGTGGTATTGTTCGGCGCTACCGTTGCAGCAAGCGTACCAAGGGTCGTGATGGTCGAGGTGATGATCCCGAGATGTGCTTCCACATACGCTGCTACATCTTCAATATCCTCGATCAGAATCTCCGCTCCGGAGGCAACGTCTCCTAGGAACTTAGCCACATCCGCCTCTGCGGTCTGGAAGAAGGCAACAACATCGCTCCATACTGTAGTTGTAGTTGTCGTGCTCATTACTGATCTCCTATTCCTGGTTGAAGTTCAATTGCCTTATCGGCATTAGCAGCGAACCAATCCTTTGCCGCTTGGCTCGCGATGATCGGTGCAACGCCTTCACCGACTTTCTTCACCAACACCCCTAGGGATTCATGTTGCAATCCAAAGAGGGTGGCCACATCCGGTTCGAGGGATGCTACTCCAACAGCTAGGGTTAGCCATTGGCTTAAGCTTAAGGCCCCAAGCACTGCACCGATCGATCCGCCGGTGAGGACTGATGAGAGGATAGAGATTAAGATCGCAGGCATTACGGCACCGCCGACTTTGCCAACGCAGCCCCTTGAGCAGCCGCGGCCGGAGCAGTCTTCTCCACCTCAGCTACTTGAGCCGCTGCACTCCCCGTAGTCACATGAACCACGCCGATGTTAGAGTAGATCGACAAGGCCCAGGGAATAAACAACGGTGCAAGGGAAGTCCCAAGGGCAATCAACAAAGTTGAGTCCGCTGGGGTTAGCCATCCGCGGCCCCCGCAATAGGCTAAGATCGCCACCGCGGCAACACGTAGTTGGCTTAGGATAAAATCTGGGGTCATGAGGTCGTCTCCCTTGTGAAAGTTACAGTCGGGTCGAGTTTGGCGATTGCCTGCAATAACGGAGCGCAGCCGGGTTGGGTATCCATAACCGCGGGATTGAAGCGCCCATCGCTGACATACTTCCCAGGCTTTTGGATATTAGTCAGCCCCCAGATATAAGGCGATGGAATACCATGGAGGTAATAACCAGCCCCGTTGAATAGTTCGCAATAGTAGAGGATTTTCTCAAGCCGCCAGTCGATGACGCTTCCCCAACCCTCTTGTTGCACAGCGTCGATCGCTCCAGCGAGGAAGGTTGAGAAAGGCCCTCGGCCTTTAGGCACCTCGGTGGTTACTCGACTAAGAGGTTGACCATTGCCAAGATAGCAATTAAAATTCCCATCCGCCTCTCGACGATGTATAACCGCGATCATATACCAAGGAAGGTTCGTGGCATTTTCAATCGCAAAATACTGAGCCTTGTTCTTAATCGCATACATCGCCTCGGACTGAAAGCCGCTCACCGCCGTGGGCCGTGGGATCATGGTATCCCATTCCTTGGCGTAAGTCGGCCAGACATCTGCGTATTTCATCTCCTCACTCCTTGCTGTGTCCCATGCATCACCCCCTGCCAAAGATCACCAAACCCTTTAGGGTGTTCCTTCCCAGCGGCGATGTTGATTATATATTCCCCAAGCTTATCCACACTCGCGGTGGTGAGGCCATCTGCCACCGCGATAGCATCCATGGCGGTGCGGAAAGTCTTTCCTGGGTTATTGCGTAGGTTCCAATTCTTAAAGCTCAAGGGCTTCCCAATCTCCTGCGCGGCGGTGCCGTAAAGCCCCACCGAAGGGTCCCTTCCCTCCACCGCGGAGTTGAAGAAATCCCTAATCACTGGAACCTGATCCGCGTAGCCACTGGCAAGAACCTTGGCCCAATACCCCGCATCACTCTCACCCTGCCCCTGCTTCGGGGCGTTGCCATTGACCTTGTTAACCATATACGCGACCATCGAAAGGGTCAGCCCAAACACCGCTACCCCGCCCATGATCCGGGGGATATGCTGTGGCCCGGCCTCGTACTTCTCTTTAAGAAACCCCGTCATCTCCGGGAGTTCCCGCCCCTGCATCGCCAACTTCGATTGCCAAGCGAGTTCGTAGTTCCGCTGTAGCGCGTTCCCCATGAAGTTATAAAAGGGCATTAGCAATCGGACGAAGGGGGACATATGCCTCTGCACCGCCGAGCGATTGGAAAGGATCGACGATCCATGGGTCCTGCGCACCGCAGTGTTCGCCGCGTATTGCAAATCGCCATGGGTCATATCCGGATTCTCTTCCTCCAACCGCTTGTACTCCGCGTGGAACATCGAAACCGCTGAGAGCAAATCCGCCATCCCCACTGGATAATGGCCATAGTAGCTAACCGCGTCACGGAAGTTGGAAATCCTCGTCCGGGTGGAATCAAACGCCCGGTTCTGTTCCGTCGTGAAGAGGTTCCGGTTCTGGTTGCTTAACGTATCCTCAATATGGTTCAACCGATTCCGAACCTCCTCACTATTCTCCATTACCCAGTTCCAGGTCTCCTTCGATCCTGGGGCCTCTTTGATGATCTTCATCATCGACCCCGCCCAGTTCTTAAACCCAACCTCAGAGGCGGAGAAAACCCCAGCGGTCAGGCCGTGCTTCATCACCGTCGAGGGATTGAACCCGATCATCATTGTGGATAGGTTCTGAGCTAGGGCGTTGACGAACCTATCCAGAGCCCGCATGTTCTGCGGTTGCCATTGACGGTTACCCGCAGTGTCCTTCATCCAAGCGTCAAGGGCCGAGTGGTACTCCGGGCCATAGTACCGCTTGAACGCGGACGCGAAGTCTTTGTTATAGACGATCTTCGATACCTCGGTAATCGGAATCCTCATCGCGGCGTCGTTGAGAATCTGCTTAAGCTTAAACGCCGCGGAGGTGAAGGAAAGATCGAGGGGATACACCGCCCCAGTCCGGGTCTTCGTGTACCCGCTCGCAGGACTCGGTTTCCAAAACCCACTCTCTCCCATCATATCATCGGCGGAGACATTCGATCGCCCTTCAAGGGGGTCCTTGATCAAGGGATGATACCACTCATCCGCATCGCCCCAAGGGGTTCGGACCTTGTAAAGCTCAATCCTCGCCGGTGCGACCCCAGCGGTATGCACATAAGCATGCTCCGACAGCGTGAAGGCGTCGGAGAAAATCTTCCCCATCTTCTGCGCCCGAGCCAAATCCGCCGGCCCCATCCCGGCGGTATTCTTCAACCAATGCCAAACCATCTGCTCGCCGGCGTCGAGGTCAGGGGAGATGTTCCATCCCTGAACCAACTTCTTCCGTTGGATCGCGTTGCCCATATTCTGGAGAACTGCGTAGGCATGCCCCTTGGTCATATCAAGAAACCGCCCATCGCTAGTCCGGAACATGGTGTTGTTAACCCTCCGGTTGAAGTCGGGGTATTCGCCTAGGTCTTTCCATTTCGCCGAGAAATCCTTCTCCATCTGCCGGAGATTGTACTGCCCTTCGGTGATCGGGCGGAGGATCAGCTGATTGAAAGGGCCTTGGCGATTGCCGAGGTCGAGGCGATTGAGCCAAGTCTCGGTGTTAAGCAGAAGGCTCCCGATATTCCTAAAAGGCGATTCCTCATGCGCCCGCTCTACTGCGGGTTTGTTATCCACCGCGGCCTTGAGCCGCTCGATCAGCCCAGAGACGACCTCAGCTAAATCCTCCTTATTCCCCTTGACCTCGTACTTATTCGTCTCATGCCCATAATGGTTGATCGACTTAAGCGAGTCATAAACCGCTTGGAACTCAGCGGTGCTCAAGCCATCAAAGTCCTTCCCTGGCCAATTCGCCGAGAACAAATCCGGGGTCACGTTCAAGATATGGGTAATGGGTGGGTTGTCCGGATCGATCGAAGCCGTTCCGTTTGCCTTGTTCCTGGCCTCGACGTAGTCCCTAAGGTTCGAGTAAGGCGTTGACATTTGCATCCGCCTTTGCAAATCCTGCCTACTCGTCTGTATCCCATCCGGTCCCATGACCTGTAACAATATCTGATGCATCCAAACGGCGTCCTCTTGTGGGACCCCCGGCGGTTGCCTCCTCCCCCACCGGGGAGCATCAGTCTCTTGAAAACGCTTTAGCGTCTTCTCAAACTTAAGAGCAAGGTTTGCATAAATCGCCGCATTGGCCTGTTCCTGCTTCGCCTTAAGCGCCGCTCGGTAATCGCCCTTGAGTAAAGCGTCCTGCACAGCAAGGCCCGCTCGTCCTGAGGAGGCTTCAAAGGCTTTAGAGGAAATCGCTCGAATTGGTGCGGCATCGAAGATTTGCCTTGCCCCTTTCATTAAGTCTTCTTTAGAGATAGGAAGTTCGGACTTCGCGAGGGTGGCTAGATGTACCGTCTCATCGGCAAGGATGTCAATCTGCGTCGGAGAGAATACATGCTCCTTCGCCTCACGGAGGATGTTCTCCTCAAGGTCCCCATACCGCCTCTGCATCTCATGCTCGGTGGCGACATCAACCATCTTCGAGATATGTGCGGCAGGGGTAAGCCCCTCCATCTCCCTTTCCGCCTTCAATTGCCCCAAGGCGGAGACCAAAGCGTCTCCAGACTGGAAGCCAAATAACCTAGCCATATCGTCAGGATTAGCCCCAGCACTACCGACATAGCTAGGGTCCAGCGATCCAACCTGTTCCTCGGTAAGGCCCGCCTTATCCAACTTAAAGCTCCCAGCCTTCTTACCATCGAGAATCCCTTCACGCAGATATCGATCCGCCGCGATAACCGGCCGACGATAAACCCCTTCACGTACATCAGCCTTGACGGTCTTTTCATTCTCCTTCCACTCCGCGGTCTGGCGCTTTCGTTCGTCCTCAAGGGCTTTGGATTGAATATGATCCGCCTCGATCTGATGCTGTTTGTCGATCAGGCCGAGGTAACGGCGCATGGCGTCGGCGGAAAGGCCAGTCGCGGCCGGGGTTTTGAAAGCCTTTCGACCTTCGATGGGTTCAGCGCCCAGGGCCTCGCCCCCTCCCTTGCCCTTTCTTATCTTATTCGCTTCCTCAAACGCCTCGCCTACCCGCATCATCCCATCCAGGATCGTAGGCGGCGGGCGTTTCCCAATAAACCTCTCCAACATAACCGCGATGATTTCCTTCACCGCGTCCCAAGCCGAAGGGGTTTGCTCATGGAGGCCAAGTCGCTTGGCGAGGTCTTTGGATAGAGGGGTTAAGGAAAGGACTTCCTGGAATCTCGGATTGGAGAAAGTCTCAGCGACAAACTCATGGGCGTCTTTAAAAGCGTAGGCATGCTGCTCACGATCTTGAGGGTGGTAATGGCTTAGGTGCCTATCGGTTTCGTTCCTCAACGCCTCGACCGCTTCCTTGATCTCAGGAAACTCCTCCATCGCGTGATAAGTCGCGGCGTGGACGGTCTCATGGATCAAGATATGCGCTGCGACGCTATGGGCATAGCCCTGGCCTGAAGCCACATCCTCCCGCATTACAATCGCCTTATCATCCGGCGAGTAAAAGGCTGGGGTCTTATCCGGGAGATTGAAGCTCTTGTTGATCTTACTTATGATGTCCGGATGCACCGTGATCACCGGCGTATTCCCCGCCATGCGATCGAAGCGGTCATGGAAGAACTCGGCCAAGGCGCGGGGGATGCCTTCGAGATGATCCTTGTCAATCATCTTAAAAGCATCAGTGGCGAGGAAATGTTTGGAGGGGTAGACTTTATCCTGATGTTCGAGTTCGGTGACCTCGGCGTTCTCGGGAATGATCCCCGGCTCTTGGGCGAAGATGGAATCTAGACCGGCCCCGGCACGGATGGAGGCAATGGCCTGCGCGTGGGGGTTGACTTCAACTGGCTCGACTGGTTGTGCTTCTCCCTCTTTAGGTTCCTCAGCAGGGTTTGCCTCCGGCTTTTCCTCCGCCCCTAGCGCCTGCTGCCTCTCCCGCATCACCTCCCCTTCGGCCTTGGTAATCCCACCCGGCCGGGAAGCATAGTCCTGGAGGAACTTCGCTTCGTCAGGATTGTCCTTGGCAAAGACCAACCAGTCCGCCAACGGCACCTGCACATGCCCACCATGACGCTCTGCCAAGGCAAGCTCTTCGTTGAACCCCGAGACATCCCCAAACTTCCCATCCCCCGGCTTAGCCGGCTCATCCCCCAGGATCGTCCTCACCGCATCCGCCTGGAGTTCGATATTCTCCGGCTGGTGTTGGTTGACGAAGTCCTTGAACGATTGCGGGTCCCGCTCGATGGTGTTGGTGGCCCCAGCGGCTTGCTGTTGTTCTTTCAGGGTTTTAAGAAACTCCTTCGTCTCATCAACCCTTGCATCGTCGATGGTTTTACTCACTCCAGGTGGTGGCAACTCTCCAGCCTTGACATAAGGCGCTGACTTCTTAATCTCTTCCCGCATACGGAGACTAGCACCAAAAACCTCAGCAGCCTCCCCGAGTATTGGATTAATAGAAGCCATCGCTGCTGGATCGGAGATAGCCTGCAAGAAATTTTCAGTTCCTTCCTCACCTGATCGTCCAGTAACTCCCTCGTATATTCGTCTTGCGGTTTGCGCTCCGACGTTAATTAATCCACCAGGAATGCGCATCATAGTTAAATCAGGAATAGCTCCAGCTACTTCACCTGCACCTAAGATTGCAGCATATCCAGGATGTGCATATACCTCGTCAAGGCTTGGCTCGGGCATTCCAAATAGCCCAATAGGCCGTTCAAGCGCTGCGCCTTCTCCAAAGTCTTTAGCCATCTGTGCTAATGGCAATCTACCAAGCCCTGATATAATGCTTCCAGCGCCAGTAGCTTTAAGGGTTTTCGAAAGTGCATCCAACTGTCCCCAGTCGTCGTTGGAAATCTTCGACCCAAGCGGATGGGTTTGGATATAGTCCCGGATGTAGGGGTTATTATTCAGGATCGTCGAAGTCAGCGCCGCCTTATGCTGCTGCTCAAACCCATCGAGGTTGCCATAGACCAAGCTCGGTCCAGCGCCGGTGGCCTTGGCCAACTGCGCCGCCTTAACCGCGTCCTCGGGATTGGCATCAAGATCGTTGATGGCCCCGACAGTGGTGAGTCGTTGTTGGTTTAGAGCATAGCTCGCAGGCGTAAGCGAAAGGACGTTATCGTCCCTGCCCTCAAAATCGCTATCGTCGTCGTTATTGGTTTGCGGTTCCGCCATCGCCCTTTGACTTTTTGTAGAACTCATCCCATTGCTTACGGACTATATACATCCGGATTTCGTTCTCGGATGGCTGGTACTCCGCCCCGAGGTTGTTCTTTAGGGCCTCTTCTTGTATCGCGCCCTTGGCCTCGGTCATGACTTCGTCGGGGATTTGTTTCTCAAACTCTGGGACGTTGCGATTTCCAAGGAGCCCATGAAACCAAGTACCCTGCGAGGTGGATTGGGTTGCCAGCAAAGGCTTAGCGATCTTATCTTCAAACTCCTGACCTGAGGAGGGAGGACGGCCGTTGGCTTGTTGAAACGCCTGAACCGCTTGAGCCAATTCCCCCACGTACATATTATAATTCTTCACCTGATCGCTCTGCGGATCAGCGCTTCTCGTCGGGGACCATCGCACGCCTAGGTCCGAAAGCTCCTGCCCATGAGTCTTTGCCATCCAACTCAGCGAGCGTTGGACCTGTGGGTCGGCGTTAGGGTTCTTAGTCAAATCCTTCCGCATTTGAAGCAGCACCCCACGATCCGCCCGAGCCAATGGAAGGTCCTTGTCGTAAAGGTCCATATCGAGGAACTTGACCGGGTTATGCTGAGCCAGTCCGTAGAGTTGGGTAAATGTCGAGGCTTCTTTATCCGCATCATGCTGAGCCCAGTGCTGCTTGATCATCTCAGGGATTTTGTCTTGATCCTTGGGAGGGAGAGCGTGGATAGCTGATCCCACATCTGGGTCTGCTAAAAGCTCTTGCATGGTATGGTACTTGTCCGAATGAATCGCCTCTTGTAGGGTCGTTAGATTGGTAAGGTTCTGATTCCTCGTGATCGAATTATCCCAAGCGCCCTTCTGACGGATCGATGACTTAAGGTCCTTCTCAAAGAGCGGGTCCCCTAGGGTGATCGAAGGGTCCTCAGCCAGCTTATGCGCATCCGCATCCATATCGGCGAGGGGGCGTTTGCCATCCCCGAAGATTCCCTTCGCCTGGTTCTCAACCCCTACCCCGCGGTTCTGGACCCAGATACGATTTTGCGCTTGGTCCGCTGAGGTCTGATCAATTTCCCCATTCTTAATTGCTGTTTGCAGAGTCCCAAAGGCTTTGATCGGGTCCTTCATCGCTTGCTGTTCGATTTGCCCGCGACGATTATCAGCTTGCTCTTTTAGAACATATGCCTGTCGTTCAGGTTCGCTCTTGCCTTGCAGCGCAACAAGAGTATGTGACTGATCTTCGATTGCTTGGTTCTTAGCTTCGTATTCACCTTCATTGAACGGATCGGCGTAAGCCTTCTTAGTTAAATCAACCTGAGCCTGTGCGGTGCCAATGGCGTAGGCCTTAAACTGATCCCCCGCATGCGCAGCGGAAGAGAAAGTCACCCGGTTCTGAAAGCTTGAAGCCTCTTGATCGAAGTACCGCTGGGCCATAGGCGACCCAAGCGTCCCACGCATCGAGTTTCGAAGATCACCGATATCTTTCAGATGCCCAGGTAGCGCATTCTTCGCATCGATCCCTTGAAGGGAATCAAAGTCCGCCTGCTTCTGAGCCGCCTGGGTGGTGAAGTCAATGACCTTGTTCCTCGCCTCGGTCTGATTCGAGAGGTCTTGGATTGCGATCGCGCGGGAGAAGAGTTCATTACCGACATCCCCGACGGTAGACCCGAGATGCTGGAGGGCGTTTCCGATATTCTCCCCAAAGGCCGCGGGCGGGGTATTGACGGAGATGCTCTCACCGCCGCCTTGGGGTTGGATGTCAGGGACGGGATTGTAAGGTACCCTAGCCACGATCAGTACCCCGGTCCGTAGTTTAGTATTTCATTAGGATTATAGCTACTCGATGGCGTTCCAAAGCTCTGACCATACTGCATCCATTTCGATGACACACTCCCAGCCCCACCGATGACGGAGCTAATCGCGCCGATGTCGCCGGAAGTCTCTGACGTCGAGGCTGCCGCATCATAAGCAGTCCCCTGCGCGGTATCCTCAGCCGCTTTCACTTGGAAGCCATAAGCCCGCTTCGCTGTGTTTGACGCGATGGTCGCCTCGTTCTGTTGGGTAATCTCTGTCTCTGACTTGAGAACATCTCCCCCTGACCCAGTGGTGGTACTGACGTTCCCCGCCCCGATCCCTGCACGGGTCGCTCCGAACTGTTGCCGGCCCTTAAGCCCTGCATTGACTTCCTCAACCCCACCAACGGACTCGGCATAGGTGGCATCCTGGTTGGCAAGGGTGGCATTGACCTGGGCCACCCCTCCCTGATAGTTGTACATAGCCGATTGGGCTTGCCCCGACATGAGGGACCCAAACGCACCAACAGCACCACCAGCAACTGAGGCGCCTATAGCAAGTGGTGCAGCAAATGCCATTAGTTTTCAGCCTTTATAATGAACGGCAGCCACTTCCCATCGCGCTTGCCGAACCTCCCACCAAGCCATTCGATCCAGCGAATGGCCTTAGCATCATCAATGGCGCAGTTGCCTATAATCTTCGGCCAGGTCTTAAGCGCCTCCTCGATAAACATCTGCGAATGGCGGACTAGAAGGAACTTATGCTGGGCAACAATATCCGTCGTCAACAACCAAAGGTAAGCACAGTCCGAAAGCACCGTTGGTTGTATAAATCCCCATATACAAGCCGGTTGTCCATCCACCAACCCATAGTAAATCTCCGTGCTTCGATACATCCATTCGTTCATAATATCCAGCGCCTCAGGGATTTCCGCCACAGGGCTTCGCATTATAAGGGCCTTGATATCCTGGCCTTGGTTCTTCACAACCGAAATCATGGTTCATCTCCCATAGCGATGTCGGGGATAATGCCGAGGATCGTAGCAGGGTAGGGGAGGATTTGCTGAATACAGAGTTGCCCCGCCTCTTGCCAAAGGGGATCGTTGACGGTGAAGCCATCGGTGACTTGGCCATTCGGCCCGGTAGAAGGATTGACGAGGTCGGTGACAAGGGCAGGCCCGGTAGAGAGGGAAGGGATCGCCCCGATTTGGAAATCCTTAACATCAACGGCATTGGCAAAGGAAGTCCCAACCTGTAAGCCAAGGGTATCCGCTACCCGAAGGGTGATGTCAGGGAATTTCTTTCTCTTCCCTTGCGAGGTGCCTTTGCCTGTGGCGGGTTCGAGGGGGAGGGACATGAGTTGAGGGAGGAAGGGCAAGCCTAAGGTGATCTTACTCGCGGGGGTAGTGAGGGTAACAGACCCACCAGCGCTGACCAGCAATGGCCCCACCACCGCTCCATCGGCGGTGCCATAGACATTCTGTCCAACCAACTGCTGCAAACCGGTCACGCTCGTTATCGGTTCCCATAGCGCCCATAATCCCCCCGCGCTGACGAAGGCAGTGTTGGTATATTGGTTAAAGAAGTTCGGTGGACGCACAACCTCCGCCGTCACCTGTGATGTTGAGGTGTAGGCAGTTATCTCGTAGATGCCACCATCGTTGGTATGAACTAGCCAAGAGTTGGTTGCCATTGGCGCAGTGAAGGGGGCGTCGATGGCATCAGCGAGGGTAACCACATTCCCGATCGTTGACACATTCCCAGTAATCGTGAGAGGGTTCGCGGGCTTTGCATTCGCAGTGGTCTGCAAGGCACAATCCACCGACCAGCTATCGATGTAGCCATGGGTGAAGTAACGATCCGCCATACGCTCGACGTACTGAACCGTCTGGCCGTTGATCACCCGTTGGACGACGACGTAAACCGCGTCAACGACATTCCCATTCCCTACCGTTTCGATGACCGAGCAAACGGAAGTGAATTGCCCATTGGTATCATGCCTCGCCCAGCCGATGAGCTCCTGCTCCTTGACATAGGCAAGGCTGAGCATCGTCCCATCGGATCGAATCGCCCAAAGGGTTTTGAACGGCTCCTCCGCCCAAGCCCAGTCGAGCATGTAGTAGCCGAAGAAGAGGTGGTTGGACCAGACAGAGATATCCGACCCGGAGAAGATCGCGGCGTAGATGTTGTAAGAAAGGTCCCGAACGTAGTTGCCTTTGTTGGTCCCGTAGAGCACATCGAAGTTGATCTTGATCGGCTTAAGATCATTCGCTCCGTTGAAGGCTTGGGCTGAGGCGACTTGGTTATTAGGCGTGATGGGATCGTTGACGGAGAGGCCACCGCCGCCGTTGATAAGCCAAGCGCCTCGACCGGTAAAGGCGATGATCCCAGTCGGGACCGCGACGAGGTTTCGGATATCGTTCAACTCTTCGCTGATGATCGTCCCGCTAATCGCGTCGTCGTCCTCGCTCGGGTTCGAGATATTATAGTTAAAAAACGACCCCGGTTGGGAGAGGTTATAATCCTGCACCGACTGAGGTTGGTTGGCCAGCATCAACCGTTCTTGGAAGAACCCGGGGACTCCAGGGTTGCCAGCGGAAGCAGGGGCAAGGACCGCTGTAGCAGCCGCAGCACCAGAGCTAAAGCTCACGGCTGGGACGGAGGTATAACCTGAACCTGGAGATATCCCATTAACTGCGTTCAAGACCCAGGAAAAGTTAAGTTCAGCAGGTACAGGAAATGCTCCTGGTGGGTTTAACGCAGTTATAGGATTTGAAGGGAGAGTTCCAGCAGTTATACTTCCAGGGTTTATAACAACCGCATTTGATATCGCACCACCACCGCTGACAGCTAAAACTTTAATAACAATTCCGTAGCCAAAAGAAACTAAATTTCCAACAGCATAGAAACTACCACCGCTACCACCACCGCTAAGGACTGCCCCCATCGAGGCTTGGGCTGTAGCTTGAGCACCAGACGAAGGGGCAGCAACGACCACTAATGGAACCGATGCACCTGCTGCATAGGTCCCGCCAGCGGTAACGGTATAACTTTGTACCCCGGCACCGACGAAAGGGTTTTCCTCAACTGGTGGGGTTTGAGAGAAGTCGGCCGTAATTCCCGGGGTCGAATCGGTGAAGCTGGTACCTGTCACATTCCCAGCGAAACCATACTGCGCCCCTGCTTGGATAGCGGTATCGTACGATGGAGAGGCTTTATAGACGTTGTAACTAACTGCCCCAGGCGAAGCGGACCAACCTAAAAGATTCGTGCCCGAAACTGTAGCTAGGTCTTGATAACCAGACAACGTCACCGGCGCTGTGGGCGCACTTTCCTGACCGTTGGTATCAACCGCGGTTATGAGATAGGAATAGTTCCATTGGTTCGCTTCGACTGTAAGGGTAGTTGACACTACAAGGTTAGTTGGAGTGGCGATGGTAGAGCCAAAACTGATTCCAGAGATTGACCAACTAGCCGCGGCAGCATGATGGTAAGGATTTGAGGGGAGTAACTTGGATGGGTGATGATGAGCGAGGTTACATCCTGGACGAACTTAACCCTGGATTCGCCGTCGAGGGGTTTGGGAATAGATCACTGGCATTGTATGGAGAGGCAAGGGTATAAACCCTCTGAGCCTGTGTCCCCGTCAAGGCCAGGATATTGTTCCCGAATAAATCCGTTAGCTGATAACTATTCGTCGCGGCGTTGGTGACGATGTAATAGTTGCCGGAGATAAAACCCAATCCCCATTCGCGTAGCCATTGGCGGTGCTGTTAACCGTGACCGGGCTTCCCGTGATGCTTTGAATAGCAACCGCGGTTTCAAGGATGGGGGAACCATTCGAGTAGAACCGGATATAGTTCTGCCCGAACTCAAGGACGTAGCTCAGGGAAGTGGAGGGTTGAAAGCCGATAAGCCTCGCGCCGATGGACTTGGTCTTGAGGACCCACTTCGTTCCTTGACGGGTAGAAGCGCCACCGGCGGAATAATCAACGAAGTAGTTCCGGAGCATCGCGGCCCCGGTGTGGTACTTAGCCACGTCAACCCGCGAGCGAAGCTTAGGAGCGAGTTCTCCAGAGGCAAAGCTGGTTTGGATATGTGGCTGGCCCAAATCAGAATCCGCTTAAAAGCGGCCCCCAGTTAAACCCACCGATGGAGGAGGTGTATTCAAAGTTAGGGCCGCCTATTCCCCTTGCACGGATAAAGTCGGGAAGGACATCGTTGATCGTAAGCCTTCGTTCCCATCCACCTTCCTCGCTTCCATGATCACGTTGTTGGCCATGCCAATTTCCGAATTCGCCTTCGCGAGATTTCCATGAAGTTGGAAACCAACATACGCAGCAAGGCCATGGACCCAAGCGGAGATGAATAGGGGGTCCATCACATTAGGGTCGGTGACTTGTTTGACGTAGGCAAGGGTCGCGAACTCTTGCCCGGTCCAGATAACCCGCTGATCGGTTTGGGTGGAGGTGAAGGTGACGTTGATCGTAGCCCCTGTCCCTGAGCCAGTGGTCGAGGCCTGAGGCATCGGCGAGGCTTGGATTGAGTAGTATTGCCCTGAAAGGGGTTCGGTATTCTCAGGCTGGGATTGGGAAAAGGTATTAACCATCGCGATGGAAGTGATCGCGCCACCGGCTCCGATCCCTGTCACCTGTGCGATCGCAGGGCCGCCGATTGGTGGGGTATATGCTGGGATATTGGAGGGGGAGTATTGGCCGGGGGCGAGGTAGATCAAATCCCCAACGGCGTAGCCAAGACCAGCGGCACTGAGGGTCATCGTCGCTACGGAGTAGAATTGATCAATGCCGATCTTGAACGGACAGGCGGGTGAGCCGTAGTTGGTTGGGGCGCCTATCCCTACCGCGGTCACCGCAGTGGTGATTGGGATGCCCCCTGCAAAGCCGGTGTTGAGCCAAGGAACGACCCAACAGGCTCGAAGGCAATCACCGGGGTAGGCATATTCATACGACCAAGGAGGAGCGGGTTGGCCTTTGACCCAAGTCTGAGTTATCTGTGAAGGGTTCTCCGGAGTCCCTGGGACGGAGGTGATGTAGTTGAGGTTGTTGAAGTTAAAAGCACAGTCCCAAGGAGCCATCCGGAGAAGTTCGTCGCGAAGGGTGTTGATAACAAGCTGGGTTTGCTTCGCCTCGTTCGAGGTCTGGTTGTTGAACTCGCTGGCGGACATATTTGTCCTCGTCCCTGCCAACTGCAAGGCGCGGTTAGCTATATCCACCAGCGCGGTCATTGGTTATCTCTTGCCTGTGTGCCGACGTTTCCATGTGTTCATCCCGCCAAGGCCTGGGCCTTCATGGCCCTGCCCGATCGGGCCTTTGGGTGGGGAGTAGGGAAGAGGCTTAGCTTCCTCCACCCCGCCTGAGGTCGCTCGGGGTTTTTGATCCATGGGAGAGTCGGGGCCGAATTCACCGAGGATGTCTCGTGCCATTATGCATCTCCTGGAGCGGGTTCGATCACACGGCGGCGGCCAGTCGATTCGGGAATGAGTTTCCGCTCATACTCCCCATCATTATGCTTCTTCAACTCAGCCAAAGCACCATTGGTGATGTTCTTCAACTGTGGATGCCCTGCACTCTTATCGGCGATGTGCAAAAGCGTTGCGATTTTGTTCCAGTCCATTAGTCATGTTTCCTTTGGCTTCCGCCGTGGTGGATGGTTCGACCTGTGTCTGAGGGATTGGCAAATCCCCGCCCTGCGTGCATCTGCTCGATGGGATTGAGTTTCTTCCCCGAGTCGGTTGCGTGATTGCCTAGGGCGGTGCCGATCTGTGCTACCGCCCTAGGGTTGATCGAGGTCACATGGGGCTCCATCTTCCGGGCGCCATTTGATGAGTTACCACTTCCTTGTTTCATGCTACTGCTCCTTCTTTGGTGCGGTTAGTTGCTTAGTGTGCTCGTAACGATTGTGTGGGTCCTTTGCCATCTCACGCCGGACTTTGTTAAAAGCCCCGCCTTCGGCGTTGAGTTCGTCGAGGATTTGGCGATAGCGATCGTCCATCCGGCGGATTTCGGAGAGAGATGTAGGCGGGGACATCCGCGCCATGCTCCTCGTACATGTACTTGATATCGTGGACGTCGTGAAAGGCGTTGACGAAGCGGCGGTAGCGCTCGGGCATATCCCGCTCGGCATCACGGATGTAGCCAACGACCGTCGTTAACATTTGCCGAATCATTTTCATCTCCTGAGCTTGGCGTAACAGGAGTTGCTGAGTGTTCATGTCCTTAAGGCTGATTTCGTCGTCAGCTTCATTCATCTTCTTGATTTCCTAATGAACGTACTTGGAGTAGGTCGGCTGCGTCGTAGTCCAAGTAACCGAATAGCTTTCGTTCGGCCCGAGTTCGATGACGCAAGGGACGGTCGCGCTCGGCACTGTGCAAAGCGTCGTCGCGCCGGATTTCATCGCAGCATTGAAGTTCGCCGATTGCGTGATGTAGTGCGTCTCGGGGGATGGACCGGCGGTAATTGTTGACGTGCTCGTGCCGGTGCTTGTGCCAGCGGTCAGGCCTACTGGATTGTAGCCGGGGTTATCATGTATCCGATTGTGCGATTGCGTTGACGAATTACTGACCGCCGCAGTCGCCCCATTAAAGATGTTGTCCGACGCAGTTACGTAATCCACGCCCGTAGTACCGATATCCAAACCAAGAGCGTTTGTTCCCCAACTAGCCGATGATCCTAAAATATTGCCGACGATACTGATATTGGTAACAGTTCCGCCAAGATAGATGGCCGCTGTGCCAGCACCAAAATCGTATTGTCCGCGAATGTGTAGTTCTTTCCGGCGTCAGCCTCTATCCCAATAGGCACGCCGAGGATGGTATTGCCGATAAGCACGTCATCACTTGATTTTACGTATATTCCCTCAGCCAGAGAATTAATCATTGTGGTGACCTGATTGCCAACAGCGATCAAGCCGCCGACACTCGACTGGTCATATATTCCGACTTGATAAGCGGCAAAAATGAATTTGTTACGTTGATGGTTTGGGCGTTGCCCGTGATATTTAAGCCGTAACTATATGAGCCAGATAAGTCAGAACGGTCATCAAACGTGACTGTTGACGATCCTGTATCGACTTGCACAGCGGCATTGTTGTTAAGACCAACAAGCAGCCAACAAACCCCCCCGGATGGCGAAGGACAGGTGCCTGTTACATTGTCCTGAATATAGGTCGTAAATGGCTGCGTCGACGGCGCGCTACCGCTGCCGCTCGTTCCGCTGTTGGCGGCCTGCCAAACAAAGCTTCCGCTTACGACGACGTTGCCGGTCGCGTAGCTGGTCGAAGCCGTCCACGTTCCTCTGTTAGTCCCCACGCTCGGCGTCGAGACCGGATAGCCCGTGTCAAGTTTGCACGAGCTGCAGGAGAGCGCGCCGTTGGTATAGAGAACGGCCGAGCCGTAGGCTAACCCCCCTTTTAGCCGGGTCATCTTGACATCGACACCGGCAACATTGAATGGATGCCGCCCATAAAGTGCGTAGACGTGATCAACTAAACATTCGGTGCAGGATGACCCGATTGATACTGCGTCGTTTGTCGTCGTCGGGTTTGTCGTAGGGCCTTCAACGACAATATCCCTGAGTTCGCTCAGACCAACATTTAGCGTTATTGTCTGAGCATCGTAACCACACGTTTGAATCTCGACATCACCTTCCAATCCGCCTTGCAGTCGTACGGCAACACCGCTCGTGACCGAAATTCCGGTATAGGTGCAGTAATTTCCGTATGGCACCCAAACCCAACCACCGAGTAAGGCTTGAGAGCAGCAGCAATGGCGCTATTAAATGCCGACGTACTATCGGCGGCAGCATTGGGATTAGCCCCCCACCATAGCGGATTAGCAAAGCCAAGTGACAGACAGCCCCACCCGCTCGTCAGGCGCACCCATGCTTGCCCGACGAGTACTCTGCGTTGATACCACTGCTT